CAAGATAATTAGTACCTACTGCTACATCACTTTGAGTAAACAGTCTAAGTATTTGAGTTATATGATTCTTTTCTGCTTCAGTTAATTTACCTGACTTCCATTGTGCTACATCATCTTGTAACTTAGCTTCCCATTCACCCCAATGGGCTTTTTCTGACTGTACTGCAAACTCTACAGCCCACGGATATTTAAAAGGCTTGTATACTACTGAGGGATTTGTAAGACTCATTGTTGCTCCTTGGAAAAATAAAGGCTCGAATGAGCCTTGTAGTAATTAATAGTTTTATACAAACTTGATATTAAATCAAGCATTATTTTTTATGTATTAGTGTACACATTTTCTTCCTCTAATTCATTGATTGTTATCATTTTTTTATTTTTTAATTCTTCTTCAGCTTTAAAGTTACCACCTACTGTAAGTTCATTTAATAACTGTTCTATAGCATCAGTTAATTTATAATGTAAGTTATAACCTCTTAATGTTTCAGGTTTAGTTTTAAAATTTTTATCTAATTCATCTCTCATTTCTATGAGTGCTTCTTTTATAAACATATTTCTTAAGTCCTGATCAATCTCAATTTTCATTAGTTGTTTCTTTCTTTATACTAACTGTTCTTCTACTAGAAATCCATGCTTTAGGAATATGTATTCTAGCATTAGCATGTGGATCAGCCCATGTAGATCCTATACAAATAGCTTCTTTATTTTCTGATATTAAAAATCCAGCAGTAACTACTTTAGCTAATTCAGGAGGTTCTATTTCTCCCCAATCTGCATCACATTGAGCATCTTTCCATTCAATAATAGTTATATCATTTGTATTAATTTTAGGTACAGGTTTTTTAATCACTTGGTATCTCCACAGGTTCTATAGTTTCAGCAGGTATTCTAAAAAATTTCTCACCTTTCCATACATACTTATTAGGCACTTCAACAAGAGGAGTCGAAGCCAACGTTTCACCTTCAATAAGGTATCCATAGGTTTGATCAGCATTAAGGACGAGAAAACAGATCGGAAGATTGTACTTGTCTTTGTTAAGAAACTTAGCTTTTCTCCCTGGTATTTGGATTTGAGGATATTGGAAATCTTTTCCCTTCCAAGGTCTTTTGATTTCAACTTCACAATAAAAATCTCCATTAGAATATTCATCACCACCAACAGGTGTAACTATTAAGTCAGGGCCATATCTATCTGTATTATCTATTACATGATAGCCCTTGGCTTTCCAATATCTTTTACCTGCATTTCTTGCTAGTTTATCAAACTTTTCAAATAGTTCTCTATCGAATCTTTTAAACATAAATTATCCTTGACAAGAAATACATTCTTCTGCATCTTTTAAAGCTTCCCTTGGAATCTGAGTTCCTACTCTATCTGCCTGATTTGCTGCACTAGTTCTTAAATAATACAGACCTTTTAAGTTGGCTTTCCAAGCTCGTATATGTACAGAGTTAACATAACTTTTATCACTACCAGCAGGAAAAAATAAGTTAACTGACTGTCCTTGGCATATAAATATTTGCCTATCTGAAGCATGTTCTACAATCCACTCCTGATCTAATTCAAATGCTGTTTTAAATATAGACTTTTCATATGGAGTTAAAAATACACAATGCTGAACAGATCCTTCTCTACTAATAATAGACTTCCATACTTCATCTGTATTCTTATGATACTTTAATAAAACTTTTTCTAAATATTTATTTTTAATTAAATGAGAACCTACTCTAGTTCTATGTACATAAGCATTAGATTTAATAGGTTCAATACTAGGTGTACAACCACATATGATAGAGCTATTAGCATTAGGTGCAACAGCTAACAAATGTGCATTACGTTTACCTGAACCTTTCATATCTGATGGCTCACCTTTTTCTTTAGCTAACAATCTACTTTCTTCAAGAGCTTCCATCTTAATAGTTCTAAAGATACGTTTGTTAAGACCTTTTGCAATAGGACTTTCAAAAGGTATATTCATTTTTTGTAAGTAGCCATGAAATCCCATAGCACCTAGTCCTAAAGATCGTTCAGCTATTGCACTACGTTTAGCTTTATCTAAATCTTCAGGTGCATTATCAATAAACTTTTGTAAAACATTGTCTAAAAATCTAGTTAAATCTCTGACCATAGTGGTGTCTTTCCACTCGTCATACATTTCTAAATTAACACTAGATAAACAACATACAGCAGTACGTTCTTCATTAGTAGCTAAATGTATTTCATTACATAAATTACTACCATGTATTTTTAATCCTAACTTTTTCTGTTCTTCAGGTAAATGTTTATTAGCTTCATCTATAAAGTTTATATAAGGAGAACCTGTTCTAAATCTAGCTTCTAACATACGTTGCCATAAATCTCTAGCTCTAATAGTATCTCTTATATAATCTGTACTATGTAAATCAGGATCTTTTAATTCCCACATAGCATCTGCTTCTACAGCTTGCATAAATTTATTTGTTACATTAACAGCATTAAATAAATTAAAACATTTACGATTAGCATCACCACCAGTAGGTAACTTAAAGTTAATAAACTCCACAATATCTGGATGAGAAACGTCCATATATGCTGCATAACTACCTTTCCTAGTTTTACCCTGTTTATAAGCTGTCATTTGAGAATCAACAACTTTTAAAAAGGGGATCGGCCCTGGTGCTTTGTCACCGACTGCCCTCACATCAGACCAATGACCACCGACCCCACCACCTTTAACAGATAACCATGCTACTTCAGAGTTGTGAGATATTAAATCTTTTAATGTATCACCTACATAAGTTAAAAAACAAGATATAGGTAAAGCTTTCCATTTCTTTCCTACAGCAGGTGCATTACTAAGCACAGGACTAGCAAACATAAACCATCTATTACTAGCATAATTATATATACGTTGTGCAAACTCTAAGTCACCTTCACAATATGCAACTGAAGCTCTAGCAAAAGCTTCTTGAGGAGATGTTTCATGCTCAAGCATATAATAATCTTTTAATAATTCTTTAGCTTGTTTAGATAAATCTTTATCTTTTGTATAACAAATATTAATACCACTATAATTTATAGTATCCATTAGCTATTACCTTTTTCTAAATCTTTAATTATTTTATTTAAATACCATTTGGCTTTTTTTGCATCTTCTAATGCTTTACCTTTATGCCACATTCTTAATATATATTTAATTACATTACCTTGTGCACAAGCTAGTTGATTTGTAGGTGCTTTATCTACAGCATCATCTATAATGTCAATAGTTTCATACTTACCTTTAGTATAATGAGGAGGATGATTAACTACATCAACATCATATATACTTCCTTTTTCTTTTTTCCAAAACTCTTCATTTTGTTTTTCCCAATTATATAAATCATCTTGTAACTTCATGCATTACCTACAGTTTTAGTCCATGAAGATAAATTATATAAAGTTTTATTTTTATCTTTAGCTGCTTTATTAAAATCAGATTCAGACATTTTATCCATTTCATCTGCTACTCTTTTAGCAAATTCAGTATTAGTATTTAATAAATTAAAACAAGTTACTAATGCATACATAACATCTTTAAGTTCATCTTGTTCTATATCTTTTAATCTTTCTTGAGGCATTACTATAGCATTAACATCTACTGTATGATTCCATTCATTATTTTTAAAGTTAGGTTTTAAAACTATTGCTATATCATCATTTGTTAAGCTATCGTCACCATTACTTTTTTCTTCTACATAATCATCTAACATAATTTCTTTCCTTTAAAAGGTATTAAAGTTTCTTTAAGTTCTATTTGTTTTATTTCTTTAAGCCATTCTATTGGAATTTTTTTTGTTGCATATAAAAAGTTATGTTTTTCACACCAACTAGCATATGTTGATTTAGATCTTTTATTTAATTTAGATTTACAATTAGTAAATACAAATCTAATATCTAACTCAGGATGTTGCTTCTTTATAAGAATATGTTTTCTTCTATCTTGTGCTGTGAATAAACCTTTAGTTTCTATAATGATTCCATTAGGCAATAAAAAATCAGGTGTGTATTTTCTATAGGCTAAATCCTCCCATTCTATTTTTATTGGTTCATATTTAACAACTACATTATTAGAAAGCAATTGATTGCTAACCATTACTTCTAGTCCACTTCTAAATCCTCTATTTATTTTTTTTCTACTATACATTATTAAGTTCTGTATAGCACACCATTGGAGGCTCTTGTGCTTGTGATACTACTGAAGGTCTTTCTTTTAAGTTAGGCCAACAACTATGTCGATAAGAACAAAAGGAACATTCAATGCCTAGCTTTCTATTACCACTAGGTTTTTTTCTATATGTTTCAGGTACATCTTCATAACATCTTCTAAATTTATTTGTTTCTAAATCTTTAATAAGTTGTTTAGTTTTAGCAACAAATTTATTTGTATCTATTTTTCCATTACTAGATACGTGTTTAAATTCTCCTGTAGCTTTATTAATAACCCACCAACCATTTGGTTTTTTATTCATAGCTTTTGCATAACCTGCCAATTGAGCTACATAACCAAAGCTATCTTTATCTGCAAGAGATTCATAATCTTTAAATTTATTTTGATATGACCAAGGACTAGCAGATTTAATATCATCAACCATATCATCTATAATAATATCAGGAGTACCCTTGATCTCACCTGAACTTCCAAGATCAAGGGTTACATTCTCTCCATCTTTATAACTAACACCTGCTGCTTTTAATAAACCTTTAAATATAGCTTCAACTATATCTCCTATCATCATATTAATAACAAAATTACTAGAAGGTGATATAGCTTTTTCAGGTTTATTCTTATCAAACCAAAGTTGACAATAGCTTCTACCAATATTAGACATTCTTAATCTAAACTTAGTATCTCTTTTATCAACAAATTGTTTAATAAGTGCAGTACGAACATCACTTGTAATCTGATCTATAATTTCTTCAGATAAAATAGAGTCAGCATTTTTTACTTTACTTAAGTATTGATGTACTGCAAGTTCAATAGGGTTATTCATTAAGCAGCTTCATCAATGTCAACAAATTCATCTACTACATTTTTAACATCTTTATCTGCTTTACCTTTTATAGAATCTTCATGTGTGCCTATAACCCAATCATTATAGTTTTTAATCCACTCATTAAAGTCTGCAAAAGTTTCTTGGTCTTTTGTTTCTAACTCAATAACTTCAGGCACTAACTCTACTGTAGGTAAATAATATTTAGCACCAGTAGGTATTGTTCTTTCTTCTGTACCTAACTGTAAAAAATGTTGAGGTAGTATTCTATTTTGTTTTGCCATTTGTCCAATAGGTGTACCCATTATTTTAAAAGCATCACGATTATCTACTTCCCAAATAAAAGGTATAGCTTCTTGAGGATCTACATCAAGACCTTTTTCATCTACTGCATTATCAAATGTAACTTCTCCTAAAAGGACTCTAACTCTTTTAATGCTTTTAATTAAATCTTTTGTTGCTTGAGGTAAGCTTTGATAGTCATCAATCCAACCACTAGATTTACCACAATTAAAACCACCATCAGTATCTCTAAGATCAGACTTTAAATCATTAGCCATAACAGTTTTAACGTATCTGTTTTTAATATCCCCATTACCCTGCACAAACTTTTTATACATAAACTTTTGATTAAATAATCTAATTTTAGGATTAGTTTGATAGATTTTATCTCCATCAACAAGCTGTAATACATAACTACCTGCATCAACAACTTCTACTTTTTTTGTTTTACCTTTAATAATAGTTTCACCTAATACACCTGCATGATCTACTTTAAGTCTAGCTAATGTACTGCCTTGTTTTTTAACAGCTATATCTGCTGACATACCCATTGCTTCTGCTAATTGATTAAAGTTATTTTGATTTGTTAATGTTAAGTCTGACATATGTTTGTAACTCCTTGTATATTTTCCTGGTCTAGCCAGTTGTTACCTATTTTTGCGTCTAATATTAATGGCACATTAAAATCCATATACCATTTCTCTTTAATTAAAGGTATTAAATTACCTTCTATCTCTTTTATAATAGCATATATTTCAGATACTTCACTAGGAAATACATCTATTACTATACTATCGTGTACTGTATTTACAATTACACTACGTAAGTCCTTAAGCTTTTTATAAAATTCTACTAGTACAAGTGGCACTATATCAGCCGTGGCTAATGATTGTACAGGATAGTTTTTTATTTGTGTAAAGTATGTTACTGAACCATCTTTCTTTCTTTCTACATTAGGAAATGAAAAACATCTACCAGTAAAAGAATTAAGATAACCATCACGTAAAACAGATTTAGCCAAACACTTATGCCAATTAGCAATACCTTTATACTTTTCTAAAAAATGTTCATAATATCTAGCTTCAGCTTTAGTCCTACCATAACCTGATGCTCCATATAAAGGTGCAAACGTATGTGCTTTAGCTACCTGCCTAGTAGTAGGTTGTCCTGCATTACTAATAACCTTGGCAGTATAAGCATGCACATCAAACCCTTCAGTCACTTCTTTAATAGCTACAGGATCTTGACTTAGAAATGCAGCAACTCTAAATTCTAATTGTGCAAAGTCAGCCTCTAATATTTTTCCATTATCAAATCTAGATACAAATACTTTTTTAACAGGAAACGTAGAACCTCTTGGCATATTTTGCATATTAGGATTTGATCCACTAAATCTACCTGTAGCAGTTACGTGTTGATTAAGTCTTACATGTAACTTATCATCATGCTTAATAAAGTTTTGAATACCATCTACAAAGTTTGATAGATAACTATTGATAGCTGATAGTTTTTTAAGATTACTTAAAAATACTGTAGCTTCTTTCATATTTTTACTAGATGCAGAAGCTTCTAATATTTCTAAGTTATCTTTACTAGTACCAAATCCATTAGCAGATGCCCATTTAGCAGAAGGTGGATTAAACTTTAAACCTGCAACATCTTTAGTATTTTTATATATAAGTCCATTATCACATGATGGACATTTAGTAGATCGTTTATATAAAGAACCATTCTTTTTAGTTTTATAAAAGTATCCTTTACCTTTACATGAAGAACATTGCTCTGCTTTAGTTTTATATAAAGTTTTAAAATGTATAGATACTAACTTTTTAAACTCAGGTGTAGGTGTATATTGATTTAATGTAGACAAGTTACCCCAAGCTTTTTTATCTATAGGTTTTCTACTAAATAAAACCCAGGATAACTGTTCAGGGCTGCTTAAATTAATATTAGTATCACCCATTAGATGTTTACAGTATAAATTTAATTGTTTTTCTAAATTATTTTTTTCTTGTATAAAATCTTTACGAACTTCATCTAACTTAGCTGTATCAATTTTAAATCCTGATTGATACATACGAGCTAATACAATAGTAACTTCATTTGTTAGTTGTATTGTTGGTGGATATATGCTACCCTCTAGTCTTTTAAGTTGTTTTTCATACACTTCCTTTGTTGCACCAAGATCGTGTTTTAAATAAGTTTCAAGTTCTAGTCTAGGTATTTCTCTTGTACTATATCCTTTTTTAAAATACTCTTTAAGTGTGTCATCCTTTTGTGTATTACATTCATATCTTTCAGCAACAGCTTTAAGTCCTAGGGATGCTTTAATACCAGCTTGTAATATATATTCAGCAAGCATAGTATCAAACACTTTACCTTCATATTTAAAACCACTTTCCCATAACCATAGTAAATCGTGAGATATATTGTGACCTATAAGTAATGTTGTTTTATCTAAGTAATCTTGTATAGCAAATTTATTAGATATAAGATCATCCTCTCTAGTAGTATCCACATGGTCGAAAATATAAGTGGATGGATTTTTAGCAGCCAATGACTGAACACCAACCATAACCAAAGAATTACCCCTCTCGAATGGGTCAAGGTGTAACTTATTGTTTTTAGTTGTTGTTGTATTTTCAACATCAAGTACTAGTTCCATATTTCTTTTCTCCTAAATTTGTACCCATTGTTGTGGCAAACTTTTGTCTTGAAGCATTAGCACTACCTACATATCTTATTTTATTTTTATAATTTATTTTAGATATTTTTTTATTATTTTTTACTACGTAGTTCATGATGAATGTACTCCTGTATCAAATTTGCTATTAACTCTACACTTAGAAACTGTTACATACCTGTTTAATGAGGGTTTAAAATAAGTGTATCCTGTCCTATCATGTGGAGCAGCAGACTTTCTATTTTGTATTTTGTAACCTCTTGCTACATATCTTTCAATAGCTTTATCTCTATCCTTTAAAGAAACATTTTTTGTTGAACCTAGTAAATTTAATTTATGTAGCTCTCTAATTCCTGCATGTCCTCCAGGTATAGCATTGCAACCCATAGGATATAGACTATCATGTTCAACAAATGCTTCTTCATAATCATATATCTCATCTAAAGTATCACTATGTTTTAATATAAAAAGAGTTACTTTAATATCATTAAACTTATTTAATTTTAAATACTTATGCCATAGTTTATGAAAAAAATAACCAGTATTATTTTCTGCATTTTTTTTATGCTCTATAAATCTTTGAAATACATCTCTTTGTGTTATTCCATGATAACAAAAGGTAAAACTTTCACAAGATTTGTTAAACAAAGAGATAATAGTTTTATGTTCTTCTGATGATTCAATTAAATCTGCTACATGAATGAGAACTTTATAAAGTTTATATTTTTTTAATTTTTCTTTTTTAAAAAATATTTTATGCTCTAACCAAATATCTAACTTTTTATCTGTATATTGAATACGGAAAGGGTTTTCAAAAAACATCCTACAATCTGTCTTATCAAATTGTTTTGTATTTAAATAAGAACATTTAACTTTATATACTTTTTCTTTAAATTGAGGATTAAATTTTATTTTTCTTTTCATTTTTTCATTTAAAAAATTAATCACTTTAGGGGAATAATATAGTAAATCTTCGTTTAAATTACAGTATTCTAGTTTTTTAGAACCTTTATTATTATTAATAATTAAACAACCTGGTTTATTTAAATTAGCAACAGATTTTACTGTAAAGTATTTATTCAAAGCTTGCCAATTAAAAGCATAGCCTTTTTTATTTAAGTATGTCTCAGTTGCTATTCCATCTAAGCTAAACACATATTCATTTTGTTTCATGATGAATATACTCCTGTGTGAAAGTCAAACTCACAATTAACAATCCTATGAACTCCTGATATTTTATTCTTGACAATGTTTAGATACCTTAGTCCATCATCTTCAGTCTGATCATTCATAGGGGGATTCCTAGCAATAAGAATCATAAGATCCGACTCTCCTGCTAGACCTGTTTTACTACCCTCAATCATAGCTTGGGATAAAACAATCCTACCCTCTGCCTCTGCTGATAACTGAGTGCAGTAAACAACTAAACAGCCATACATCTTACCTATATTCCTAGCATAAATTGCATTAGCTTTTAGTGCCTCATGATTATTAGTAGATGCACCTTCATCTGAAA